ATAGCGAGGTTATTTGCGTAGGAATTGACGGCGGCGGCCTTGATGACTTGTTGGGCCTGACCATAATTGGCCGTCATCAAGAGTCGAAAAAGTGGCTATCGTGGTCGATGGCATGGGCGCATACATCCGTTTTAGAGCGTAGGAAATCCGAGGCAGCACGCATAAAAGACATGGCAAAGGATGGCGATTTGGTGATTGTCGAGCGTGCCGGGCAGGATATTGACGAACTTGTTGAGATTGTTTCAGAGATTCACGCGCTTGAGTTGCTAGATAAAATCGGTGTTGATCCTGCTGGCATTGGTTCCATTCTTGACGCATTGGACGCGGTAAGCGTGCCGGCTGAAATGATTGTTGGCGTATCGCAAGGATGGAAACTAGGCGGCGCAATCAAGACGGCTGAGCGCAAATTGGCAGAGGGGCAGATTATCCACGCAGATCAGCCGATGATGAATTGGTGCGTTGGTAATGCCCGTCTTGAGCAACGGGCAAACGGTGTACTGATCACGAAACAGGTCAGCGGATCGGCAAAGATTGACCCGCTGATGGCGTTTTTTGCGGCGGTAACACTGATGTCACTTAATCCGGCAAGCGCAAAGAAGAAGTTTCAGATGTTTGTCTTATAGCAAAAAACTATGCTATGCTTGAAAGCAATAGATATTTTTAATGGCATGACTATGAATATAAAACAGATTGCCGAATCAACTACCCGCATTTATTCGACTATTCAGGTCAAGGCTTTTGACGATGAAAAGCGCGAATTTGTAGGGATTGCATCAACGCCATCTACTGACCGAATGAATGATATCGTTGAGCCAAAGGGCGCAATGTATCAGTTGCCTATCGCGCTATTGTGGCAGCACGATAAAATGATGCCGGTCGGTACGGTGATCACGGCCAAGCAGACTAAAGACGGAATCGAAGTGCGCGGGCAAATACCGAAAGCGGACGCGCCCGCAGGCCTTGCAGCACGTTTAGAAGAAGCATGGCAGTCGCTGAAACTAGGATTAGTTCGCGGCTTGTCGATTGGTTTCAGGCCGATTGAATACGCATTTTTAGATAACGGCGGCGTACATTTCACGAAATGGGACTGGATGGAATTGTCACTCGTTACCATTCCGGCCAATGCAGACGCCACAATTTTAAGCGTAAAATCTTATGACACGGCAGCCGCGCTAGGCAATGCCACTGATACAACTGTTACACACTTCTCCGGCGTTTCGGAAAAACAAATCATTGCACGCATTACAAAACCCAAAGCCCCGGAGGCTAAAAACATGAACATTCTTGAACAGATCAAAGGTTTCGAAGAGACCCGCAAAACAAAATCACTTGAAATGAATACACTGATGGAAAAAGCAGCTGGCGAAGGCCGTGGGCTTGATGCATCCGAAAGCGATTCTTTCGATACCCTGAAATCAGAACTGAAAGCAATCGACGCACAAATTGAGCGTTTGAAAGAATTGGAACAAATCAACCTGAAATCGGCAACTGTTGTTACTGATACATCAGGCATGACTACCAAAACCGCGCAATCTTTCGCTACTCCAAAAGTGACTGAGAAGCTTGATAAAGGTATCCGTTTTGCACGTTACGCAATGTGTTTGGGCATGGCTAAGGGCGATTTGAATACCGCCAAAAGCATTGCCGCAGCACGCTTTCCGCATGATGCAGGCATTAACCTGACCCTGAAAGCAGCAGTCGAAGCAGGTACTACTACCGGCACCACATGGGCCAGCCCATTGGTTGAATACAATCAGTTTGCAGGCGATTTTATCGAGTACCTGCGACCCATGACAATAATCGGAAAATTCGGCCAGGGCGGCATTCCGTCATTGCGTCAAATCCCGTTTAATGTTCACATCCGTGGCCAGTCTTCAGGCGGCGCAGGTTATTGGGTAGGACAAGGTGCGCCAAAACCTCTGACAAGTTTTGCATTTACTGATGCCTATTTAGGCTTTGCAAAAGTGGCTAACATTGCCGTATTGTCTGATGAATTGTTGCGTTTCAGCAATCCGTCCGCAGAAATGTTAGTGCGTGACAGCTTGGCAGGTGCGTTGATCGGTCGTATTGATACCGACTTTATCGACCCTGAAAAATCAGCAGTAACCAACGTATCGCCAGCGTCAATTACCAACGGTGTTAGCCGCGTAATCTCCAGCGGTACCGATGCTGATGCAATTCGTGCAGACGTGAAAGCGGCCATGGCTTATTTCATTGCTGCCAACATTACCCCGACTACCGGCGTTTGGATTATGCAGGCTACTACTGCATTGGCTATATCGTTAATGCGTAACGCACTTGGTCAAAAAGAGTTTCCAGAAATGACCATGCTTGGCGGTACTTTCGAGGGCTTGCCTGTTATCGTTTCTGAGTATGTTCCTGATGACTCAAGCGGTTCTTACGTTGTGCTGGTTAATGCGTCTGATATCTTCCTGGCTGATGACGGTGGCATTGCTATCGACGTAAGCCGCGAAGCATCGTTGCAAATGCTGGACAACCCAACGAACAACAGCGCCACGCCAACAGCGACCACTATGGTCAGCATGTTCCAAACGAACAGCGTAGCAATACGTGCCGAGCGTTACATCAACTGGCAGCGTAGACGCGATGCCGGTGTAGTGCGTATCGATCAAGTACGTTGGGGCGCTTAATTAACCTGGCCACGGATGGCTAATATTCAAGGTGATGAATGAAAACATTACGCGTTATTGTCGGATTTTCCGGCAAGAAAAAAGGACAGACATTTGAGGCTAACGATAAGTTGGCCTCTTTTTTATTGACTACCGGCCACGTTGAAATCATTGAAAACGAAGCGCCAAAAGTATTTAAGACTGAGCCAATTATTGTTACTACCGAAATGCCAGTTGAGCAAATTGTTAGGCGCAGGGGTAGGCCGTATGGTACAATACAGAGAAATATAACAAGCCAAAGTGACATCTAATGAAGTTGCCGTTCGGTTTTGAAATCAAGAAAAGCACTACACTTTCGCCAGTGGACAGTCGCGGCGGATGGTTCCCTTTGATCCGCGAACCATACGGCGGCGCTTGGCAAAATAACGATGAATGGCGCATGGATACTGTATTGGCCTATCCGCCAGTTTACGCGTGCATTTCGTTGATATCTTCCGACATTGCAAAACTAACGCCCATGGTTATGCGTGAATCAAGCAATGGCATTTTCACACCGAACAAAACATCATCTGCATTAAAGGTATTAAAAAAACCGAACAGCTATCAGAATCACATTCAGTTTAAAGAATGGTGGCTGATATCTAAACTTATTCGCGGCAATACCTATATTTTAAAAGGCCGTGACAATCGCGGCACAATTACCCGGCTTTACATTATCGACCCTGAAAAAGTATCAGTATTAGTCACAAATTCAGGCGATGTTTACTATCAGTTAAATGCCTATGATGTTGCAGGCATTACGCAGTCGATTACCGTTCCTGCATCCGAGATTATCCATGACCGAATGAATTGCCTGTTCCATCCGCTTGTTGGCGTATCGCCACTTTACGCATGTGGCACAGCAGCTAATGCCGGTGCGAGTATTATCAGCGACTCGTCATCATTTTTCGGCAACGGTGCCAAGCCAAGCGGCGGATTGACAGCGCCAGGCGCAATTTCAGACGAGACAGCGGCAAGGTTAAAAGCATATTGGAATGATAACTTTACCGGCACCAACGCGGGAAAAGTAGCGGTTATGGGTGATGGCTTAAAGTTTGAGCCATTCCGCATGACGGCAGTCGACGCACAATTGATTGACCAAATCAAATGGACAGCTGAAGCGGTTTGCAGCGCGTATCATGTACCCGCGTATAAAGTCGGATTCGGCACAATGCCAACGCACAATAATATCGAGGCATTGACGCAAGATTATTACAGCCAGTGCTTACAACGTTTGATCGAAGATATGGAATTATGTTTGGATGAAGGTTTTGAAATTGCAGACGGCGAACATATTGAACTTGATTTATCCGGCTTATTTAGAATGGATACAAAAACACAATTACAGACAATCAAGATCGGTATTGATGCAGCAGTATTGACGCCTAACGAAGGCCGTAAGCGTTTGAACCTTGCTCCGATTGATGGCGGCGATACAGTCTACATGCAACAGCAGAATTATAGCCTTGCGGCATTAGCACAAAGAGACGCGACTAATCCGTTGGCCGTTCAGACTGATCCGGCACCAGCAACAGAACCACTAGAAGTCGAAGAAGATGACGGCGAAGAAATGAGATCGGCACTTGCTGAAATAACAAAAGAGTTTCTGGCATGAAAGAAGAATTGAAAGAACTTGCAACGGCAATTAAAGGCTATGTTCAAAGGTCGGTTACTGATCTATCCGACAGAATCAAGGCGTTAGAATCGCGTGAAGTGCCAACGATTGAGGATATTGTTAAATCCATTCCGGTGCCAAAAGACGGCGAAAACGGGATTGATGGTAAGAATGGAATCGACGGCAAAGACGGCGAAAAGGGTGAAGATGGTATCAATGGCAAAGACGGCGAAAACGGGATTGATGGCAAAGACGCACTAGAACTTGAAATCATGCCATTAATTGACCCTGAGAAATCATATCCACGCAGCACCTATGCCAATCACAATAACGGCATTTGGCGTGCATACCAACGCACGGAAGGCATGAAAGGTTGGGAATGTTTAGTCGCTGGCGTTGCATCGTTAGAGATTGAGCAAGTTGGCGAACGTGGTTTATCAATCAAGTCGGTATTATCCGACGGCAAGGAAATAACCAAATCCATTAGCGTGCCTGTTATGATTTATCGCGGCGTATTTACGCAGCAGGAATACGCACGCGGCGACGTGGTGACATGGGCCGGTAGCACTTGGCATTGCAACGAAACAACAACCGATAAGCCTGGCGAAAACAATAGCAAAGCGTGGACACTAACAGTTAAAAAAGGCCGTGACGGCAAAGACGGATTAAACGGCAAAGACTTAATAAAAGGCGTATCAATATCATGATGCTCGTAAGCCTTGCTAATGTAAAAGTACATTTAGGAATCGACTTCGCCACGTACGATAGCTACATCACTTTGCAGATTAACGGCGCAAGTGAAATGATTATCGAGTATCTGAAAAATGGCGCGGATTCGTTTACCGATAGCATGGGCAATACCATTGATGACAGCAACGGCGTGGCGATTGGCGTTCCGTATCGGGTGCAATGCGCTTGCATGTTGTTGGTCGGTTACATGTTCAAGAATCGTGATGTTAATCCAGAAAACGCGTTTCAATTGGGCATGATGCCAAACGATGTTACCGCGATGCTTTATTCATTGCGCGACCCTGCACTGAGGTAATCATGGGACTACATGCCGGAAGATTGCGCCACGTTATCGAAATCCAAGAATGCATTCAGGTGCAAAACGTATCTAGCGGCGGAATGGTAGACAGGTGGCAGACTGTTACCGGATGCAGTGCCGTGCCTGCTGAGATTGTCTACATTTCAGGCCGTGAATTCATTTCATCAAACGCAAAACAATCTGAAATCGTGGCACGCATTACCATTCGAAAACGCACAGGCATAACTACCAAAATGCGCATTATCGGCATGGGTAAGACATTCGATATTCAAGGCATTCTGCCTGATCACGAAACGGGCAATACATGGCTGACTATGCCGGTTAGTGAAGTATTAAATTCAACTGTTGAAAATCTTGTTGTTTTCTCTACTACGTTGGGAAATGCAACGATATTAACCGACTATACATGCAGTGTAGATGCATCGGGCGGTTTTATATTTACGCAGACTGAATTTAATTATTTGGCAATCAAGCAAGATTGCACAACTGTGCTATCCACTTTCAAGTTAGGCGATCAGCTATCGCTTGCATTTTCAGACTATCCAGTGACAGTCGCACTTGGCGTTACAGTACTGACAAATTCTTCACACGATGTTGTGAGGGTAGGAAATGTACGAACCACTGATTACACTGTTTACAATTGCAACCTTAGCCAAACGGCGCAATATTCGGTCGCGGTTGATGCAAGCGTTGGCACCTATGGCGCGGTTTATTTCTATGAAAACGGCGTTCTTTTAACGTCTCACATTTTGACGGCAGCATTAGCCGGCACTCCTGATAGATTTACAATCTACGGATATTCTACAGTGCCAGGCAATTCATTATTTTCTCTTATTGACGTTCGCGCTTATGATGTGTCTGGCTCAACGGCATGGAACCGCTACTAATGCGCGTGGTATGTTGCATTGCGTCGGGGCCAAGTTTAACGATTGACGATTGCGAGTTAGTAAAACAATCGGGCATTGAAACAATAGCGGTAAATGATTCATGGAAGATGGCGCCATTCGCAAAACACATATACGCAGGCGATCCGGCATGGTGGCGCGAGAACGAAAAGAAAATAACGATTGATGCCGAACGGTGGACTTGCCTTGAGAATGTGGCAGCACATCACAAGTTAAACGTTCATGGCCCATATCGCGGCGTTAAAAATAGCGGCATGCGTGCAATCGAGTTTGCACTTGATACGATGAAAGCAGATAAGGTAATTCTGTTAGGTTACGATTGCAGCTTGAAGAATGGCATACATTGGCACGGTTCGCACAAGTTGCCATTGTGTAATCCAAATCAGGAAAGAGTTAGTCGCTGGCATTCTCATTTTGATGAAATAAAAGGCAAAGAGAAGGTCGTTAATTGTTCGCGCTACACCGAATTAAACGCATTCAGAAAATCAAAACTTGAGGCGGAATTGTGCGAGCAGTAATCAACCTGAAAGAATCGCTACACTATCGGCGCGACGCATTCGAAAAAGGATTGATTGCCAATGGTTATAAAATTGTTCCAAGTATTGCGCGGCCAAATCCAGATGATTTAATTGTAGTTTGGAATCGGTTTGGCCATGGCGATACACTTGCAAAGGATTTTGAATCATTTGGCGCGAAGGTATTAGTTGCCGAAAATGGCTACATGGGCAAAGAGTTTCAAGATAAAAAATGGTTTGCAGTTTCACGCGATAATCACAACGGTGCCGGACGTTGGCCATGCAGCAACGGCGAACGATGGAAAAAATACGGATTCGAGTTAAAGCCATATCGCACGGGCGGCAGCGAATTTGTCGCATTACCACAGCGAGGCATAGGCCCGCATGGCGTAGCGATGCCGCGTGATTGGGATTTACGCCTACCTGTTAAATGCCGTGTTAGGCGTCATCCAGGTACGCATGATTGCATACCGTTGATGGATGACTTGAGCAAAGCAAAGGCTGTTATCACATGGGCAAGCGGCGCGGCTATCAAGGCCATGGCGGAAGGTATACCCGTATTTTATGAACTTGAAAAATGGATAGCTAAAGACGGCGCAACACATATCAGCAAAGCCGACTTTACTAATCCGCAACATCCCGACAGACAATCGGCATTCGAAAAGATATTCGACGCAATGTGGACGCTAGACGAAATAGAAAGCGGTGAGGCAATAGGCAAATTATGCGCATTGTAATAACCGGCAACGGTAAAGCAGGCAGTTGGAAAATAAGAGGCGAACAATTAGGCCACGCAATCGGCGCGGACGTTATGCCAAACGCAATGGCTAGGAATTTAGATGGTTATGATGTTTGTATATGCGTTAAAAAGCCAACAAGTGCAACGGTTAATTTTGGTAATTCCGTTTTTGATATTGTTGATTGCTGGCCTCAACCATTTCAGCGGGGCGATTATTTTCAGTATGTGAAGGAAAAAATGCACGGCTTTAAATACACGATAGCCGCTACTGAAAAAATGCAAAGTGATCTATCGGCAACATGGTCATTGCGTCATCATTACCGGCCAAACATTGAAGAAAACCAGATCAGGAAAGACGTTAAAACGATTGGCTATGAAGGCGCGGCGCATTATATAACCGAGTGGATGCCGTTCATTATGCGCGAGTGCAAAGAGCGCGGATGGCGGTTTGAATGCAACCCTGCTAACCTTGCGTCATGTGATGCGGTGTTAGGATTACGAGGAAACGAGTGGCGAAATTACGCAAGTGATAACTGGAAATCAGGCGTTAAATTCTCGAATGCAATTGGATCATTAACGCCGTTTATTGCATTACCGGAATCAGGTTATAAAGAATATGGCATAAGGTTTGAGCCGGTTAATTCGTTTGCTGATTTAAAATCGGCATTCGACAACATAGCCGATCACGATTATAGGTTATCGTTAGCGCAAGAATACAAGAATAAAAAACAATACTATTCACTTGAGGCGGTCGCGGCTGATTATCTGGCATGGTTGAAAACGAAGTTTTAATTCTCAATACTAATCCTGACCGGGCGCAATTCTTTTTAAAAGAGATTGCACAGACTACGCGATCAATCGTTACGAATTCATATCAGGGCAAATGCAAGAACTTGGTTTTATGGGGATTTGGCGGCAAGGTTCAGCAGCAAGCAATTAAGGAACATAGAGCCAAAGGCCGGAGCGTTATCATTCTGGATATCGGTTATTTTGGCAGGGATTACGGTTACCGTCGCAGTCATGCGCGTATGTCTATCAACGAATGGCATCCACAGAACTTGCTACAATACGCACCGAATGACCCGTACAGGTTTAATCAAAACAATATTAAGCTAGTCGATACCTATAAGCCTAACGGCCATATTCTGTTATGCGGATTGGGCAGAAAGTCGAAGGCGTTTCTTGGGCATAACGATATGAATTGGGAAAAGGGAATGGTCGCTAGGTTAAATAAGTTTTACCCGCATGTGCCAATTGCATTCAGGCCAAAGCCACGAGGCACTGAAACGATAACCGGGTGTATTGTTGCGTATGACGGCGATATCAAGCAATGGTTGAAAAATTGCCGTCTTGTTGTTTCTAATCATTCCAATGTTTCAGTTGACGCGTGCATACATGGCGTGCCTGCAATTTGTACCGACGGAATAGGCGCGGCGATTTATCCTAGCGAAATATCCAAAGAGTTAATTTTAACACGCGAAGAAAGAATAGATTTTTTAGCCCGTGTCGCTTATTTCAATTGGGGGCCGCATGAATCCCGCGACATGATGAAATTCGCCAATTCAGTTATTGAGAGAATGCAAAAATGATAAATAGGCCGTTTCCGCATGTTGTGATTGATAACTTTTTGACCGAGAAGGAAATTGACCGGATATTAGATGAATGGCCGGTAAATATGCAATCGACAGACCGAGACACAGCTAAAAAACGATTTACGCGAAAGCTTCCACCAATGGCTAAAAAACTAATCAAGAGATTAAATAGCAAGTTATTTATTCGAGAACTTGAGCGGATAACCGGCATACCAAAGCTACTACCTGATCGGGAATTGAATGGCGGCGGATTGCATGAAATTGGCCGTGGCGGTTTCTTGAAGATGCACGTTGATTTTAATCAACTACCTGGCGTTATTTATCGTCGCGTTAATTTGCTCGTTTATCTTAATAAAGATTGGAATCCTGAATGGGGCGGACAGTTATTACTTGGCGATCGTGGGCAGAAATCAGTCGAGCCGATAGCAGGCCGTGCGGTTATATTCCTGACTTCCGAAACGTCATGGCATGGTCATCCTGATCCGTTGCAATGCCCAGAGAATAGGTGTAGGCGAAGTATTGCGCTATACTATTACACAAAAGAAAAGCCTGATTGGTATACAGAGAAACATACTACGGTTTACAAATGAAAATCCACTTAGCATGCGGTAAGCACATTCTCGACGGTTGGACAAACTGCGACATGGTGCGACATTCGAAAGCGCCACGCGATCCGGATATTTTTTGCGATGTATCCGATGTGCCATTGCCGGACGCGTGCGCGGATGAATTGCTGAGCGTGCATATTCTTGAGCATTTCTACCATTGGGAAGTTGCCGGCGTATTGGCCGAATGGGCGCGACTGTTAAAGCCGGGCGGTAAGATTGTTATCGAGATGCCCGACATAGTTAAGGCATCACGCAATCTAATTAACGGAGGCACAGATCAAATGGCAATGTGGCCTATATTCGGTGATCAAACATTGCAAGATCCGTTAATGTGCCATAAGTGGGGATGGACGTTTGAGACAATAAAGCCGCTATTAAAGCAAACTGGTTTTACAGAGATCCGCGAACGAAATCCAGAATGGCATGGGCGCAAAACGACACGTGACTTTCGAGTTGAGGCAATAAAATGCTAACGGTTTATATCGGTTACGATGATCGTGAAAAAGTAGCATTTGATGTTTGCGTTTACACGCTAAAAAAATACGCCAGCATGCCGGTTAATATCGTGCCGTTAAAATTGGATAAACTGAAAGCGCAAGGAATGATTACGCGGTTAAGTATTGGAATGCATGATGTTGTTAGCGATGCACCATTCTCAACTGACTTTTCAGTATCGCGTTTTTTGGTGCCGTTATTGAATCAGTCAGGTTGGGCGATATTCATGGATTGCGATATGCTTTTCACGGATGACGTTTACAAGATATTGCCATTGCTTGATAACGACAAAGCCGTCATGTGCGTACAGCATCAACACGAAGGCGATGAAGTTTTAAAAATGGATAATTGTATTCAGACGAAATACAGCCGGAAAAATTGGTCATCGTTTATGGCGTTTAATTGCGATCACGCGGCAAACAAACGTTTATCCATGGATGATATCAATCGCAGGCCGGGGCGTGATCTACATGCATTCTATTGGTTAAACGATGGCGAGATTGGCGCATTACCAACCGGATACAATTGGCTTGTTGACGTGCAACCAAAGCCTGATGATTTGATTGTTGCGCACTATACTTTAGGCGGCCCATGGTTCGACGATAAACGGTTTTGCACATTTTACGAACGATGGATTGCTGAATGGTCGGGGATGCAAAATGTCGATTGAGTTTAAAATGGATGGCCTTGAGGGTATCGAGATCAAGCTGAAAATGCTTAATGGCGATATCAAAATCAAGGGCGCAAGAACGGCATTACGGGCGGCCTCAAATGTTATTAAAGCGCAATCCGTGGAAAATGCTATTCAATACGATGATATAAAATCACCGACAAAAATCTGGAAAAATATCGTGGTTAAATCGTCTGCCAAGTCGTTTATGAAAACGGGTGAAATAATGTTTCGCGTGGGCGTGATGGGTGGCGCGAAGGAATACGCGAAATCACGCAGCAATCAACGCAAGGGAAAAACAGGAACATACAACACGGGCGGCGATAAGAGCAACCCGGGCGGGGATACTTGGTATTGGCGTTTCGTTGAATTTGGCGTACCAGGTCGCGGCATTGCCGGACGCAGCTTTTTAGAAAAAGCATTACGCGAAAAAACCAACGCGGCAATAACTGAGTTTAGCCGTCGTTTTGATAAATACATAGACAGAAAAATCAGGGCAGGTGTGAGATGATAGGCCCGGCAATTTATTCGTTATTGGCAGCCAATGCGACAGTAACCGCTATATTCGGCACATCGCCTATGCGCGTTTATCCGTATGGCACGGCGCTACAAAATACGATTTCGCCTTATGCCGTTTGGCGTATCGTTGGCGGTAATCCAGAAAACACATTAGCAGACGTTGCCGAGTTGGATACATTGCAAATGCAATTCGATGTTTTTGCAACGACCGACACCGGAGCGAATACAGCAACGCAAGCATTGCGGGACGTAGTAGAGGAAACGCTTTATATAATTTCATGGCTAGACCAAGGCAAGGATTACGACACAGGGCTTTTCGCATTCGGTTTTACGTGCGAGGGTGTAATTACAAGAGTTTGATGCTATAATCAAGAAAATTTTATTAAATTACTGTAGGAGTAATTATCATGCCAAGACGTGTTCAGGGTACCCAATTATGGTTTGTTGACCCGCAAACAGATGAGCCAAGATTACTTGGTCAAATAACCGATCTTCAACCGGGCGGCGCACCATTTGACCCGATTGATATCACTTCACTCGACGAGTATACCCGCGAAAATATTCCCGGATTACGTGCGCCCGGTCAATTAACTTTCAGCGTCAACCTTGAGCCAGGCAATGCCGCGCATCGTCGTTTGCATGAGATTTTTTTAGAGAATCCCGCGAACCAGAACGATACGCTTTTGAACTGGATAGTAGGCTGGAGCGATGGCACTTCCACTCCAACAGCAGACAGCGCATTGGATCCAGTGTTGCCACTTACCCGTACTTGGTACACGACTGCCGGATATATCGCTGATATGCCTTTCAGTTTTCCATTGGGCGGCGTAGTTAATGGCCAAATATCCGTACAAAAATCAGGGTCACCAGTATGGCAGCGCAAACAATAACGTTAGATAGCTTGAAAAAATCCGGCGCTTTTACAGGCCGGCCAGTTGAAAAAGAAATTGAATGGCAATCGGGCGGCGAAGATCACAAGGCAACTGTTTTTGTTAGACAGTTGTCTTATGCTACCGCCGTCGCTGATATCGTTTCAGGCGTTGAAAAAACAGATCACATTGCCGCAAGGATTGCTGCGAGTATTTGCGATGCTGATGGTCATCCAGTTTTCACAGCAGGCGACATTACCGGCGAAACTGATCCAGACAGAGGCGCATTATGTTCATCACTAACGATTGCGCTATTGTCAGCAATTGGCGAAGTGAACGGTAAAAAAAAGAAAGCATAACATCGGAAGATGAAATGTGGCATGAGCTTGTATTGTGCGGTGTTGGCGGCCGTACAATTGCAGAAGCGAAAGAACGATTGAGCTATGCCGAATTCATCCAATGGATTGAATACAGAAACAAGCGAGGGACATTAAACCTGGGTTTCAGGTTTGAGCAAAGGACTGCATTGTTGGCGGCAATGTATGCAAACGCGCACAAGCCAGCAGATAAAGCGGCGTATGAGGTTGATGACTTTTCGCCCCATGCCGACATAAAAGAACTAACACTCGAAGAAGCAATGGCAGCATGGTGATGTATGGCGCGTAGTCTTGGCGTATTAACAATTGACATGATTGCCAAAACAGCCGCATGGACTGCGGGCATGTCTAAGGCTGAGCGCGACACTGAAAAGTTTAAGCGCAAATTCAAAAAGGACATGGATTCAGCTATTTCCACGTCCAAACTATTCGCAGCAGCATCCATAGCCACGGCAGCCTATTTTGTTAAAGCCACGATTGACCAAGTCGCGGCGCAAAATGACTTAGCCAATCAACTTAAAACAACCTATGCAGGTTATGCCGTAGCAGCCCGTGCCGGTGATCTTGCCGGTGTCAGTGCGGAAAAGTTAAACGCGGCCAGCAAGAAGCTTACACTATCCCTATCCAAATCAGCAGACGAAACAAGCAACGAGGCTAAGGCGTTAGATCGTCTTAATTTGTCTGCATCTGACTTAATGGCAATGCCGTTAGATAAGCGAATTCAGGCAATCAATGAAGCAATTGAAAGCCAGATACCGGCATTAGAACAAGCAGCAGTCGCGGCCACGTTATACGGCAGCAAATCAGGCGCGGCCATTGCACAGATTGACCCTGAATCTATTAAGATGGCGGCGCGTGAAGTTGAGGCATTTGGCCTTAATTTATCTGCTATCGACGTTCAGAAAATAGCAGACGCAGAAGATAAGTTAGGCCGTTTTCCAATGGCATTGCAGGGAATTGCAAATCAATTAACAGTCGAAATAACTCCGGCATTATCGGCGGTTTCAGATTTGTTTTTAGAGATGACAGAATCATCTAAAGGATTTGGAAAGGAAGTATCGCTGGCAGTTGATACAGCTACTTTTGCTATTATGACGATGGTAGATGGACTTGAATTTACAAAAAGGCTTGTCGTTTTATTATCATCTGTATTAGCAGGAGGTTTTAGTTTAGGCATTGAAAGACTAGGCGCTAGAATTTTTGGCACAACTGAGGAAGTCGATCAACTAACGAGGCAGATTGATTCGTTGAGACTTGCTATTAAAATGGATTTTTCAGAAGACTTGCCGTCGAAGCAATTACAAAAAAGAATTGAACTAGCCAAGGTGGCAGCAGCAGAAGCAAGCAAAGCCAACAAGGCAGTTAGCGGCGATGACGGCGGCGGAAGCAATCAAGCCACGGCAATCGCACTAACAAAACAAGAGACAGCAGCCAAGCAAGAATTGACGCAAGCGCAAAAGGATTTGATTGCGGAAATTGATGCAGAGTTTAAGGCAAGGTCAGATACTAACGAAAGAGCCAAGCAGGTTGTTGATGGATTAAAAAGCGAGGAACAATTGATTCGCGAGAGTTACGACCAACGCCGTAAAGATATTTTAGAATCGACCATTTACACTGAGAAAGAAAAGAATGCAATCGTTAAGGAATTGACCGATAAACAAAACGCAGAATTGAACGATAAGAATAAGGGATTTTGGGAGCAATGGATTGAGGCAGCCGAAAAGAATTTACAAGACTTTGACGCATTATCAGAAAGCGTAATAAACAATTTCTCATCCGGTTTCGGCGATGCGTTTGAGTCTATTATTATTGACGCGAAATCATCGAAGGACGCGTTCAAGGAATTAGCAGAGTCGATGGTAAGGAATATCGTTAATGCCGTTGGGCAGATTATTGCGCAATGGATAGCCATGAAGGCCGTTGGTTCAGCATTAAAACAAGCTGATGCAGTTGAGTCGGTATCGACAGCGGTAGGAACAGGTGCGGGAATAGCTACAGCAATGGCACCAGCTGCGGCGGCAACATCGTTAGCCACAGCAGGCACAAACGCAGGCGCAGCAACAGCAGGCATAGGCGCAACGATAGCCTACACTGTAGCAGCATTGGCAGGCATTGCAGCCATATCCGGCATGGCGCATGACGGCATAGACAAAGTGCCCGAAACAGGAACATGGCTATTAAAGAAAGGCGAGCGCGTAGTAACTGAAAAGACAAGCGCAAAACTTGACAAAATGCTAACCGGTTCGCAAGGTGGCGGAAGCACAGTGGTTAATGTCATCAACGCACCGGCAGGCACCGAGACAAGAAAACGCAAGGGCGCGGATGGTCGGGAAATTATTGACATCATTATCGGCGATATGCGAAGCGATGGCCCGATATCACGGACAATGAAAAACACATTTGGCGTTAGCAGGCAAGGTACATAATGACAACAATCACATATCCAGACGTTTTGCCAAATATGTTAGTACAGGGTTACTCGATTAAAACAGTAAACCCTATGCAACGCACTGAATTACAATCAGGCAGGGCAAGGCAGCGCAGGCGTTTTACTGGCGTGCCGGTTATGGTTACGTTCGAAGCAATATTTGAACAGCCACAAGCGCAAATATTCGAAGGCTTTTTTCGATGGATTCTAAACGATGGCGCAGAGTGGTTTCTATGCCCGCTGAAAACACCAATGGGATTAAATTCATATACATGTCGTTTTGTTGGCATGTATTCAGGCCCCGACCCGATAACGCCTTACCTGTTTAAAGTATCGGGCGAACTTGAGATATTCGAGCGCGACACTTGGAATGAGGACTGGATTCGTTACGGCCAAAGCATAATCATGAGCTATGGGCCTGACTTCGACAAAGCAATGAATAGAGAGTGGCCACCGGCATGAGTTTGTTAGATGTCATCTACTCAAGCGCACCAGCAAGCAAGGTTTTAATCCCTACGCTTGAAATTGCGAGCGCGTCATTTGACACGATTAGAATTTGCGCGGGATATGATGACATTACGGCAACACTCGAAAGCAGCGGGGCGCAAGTGGTATTTTATGCCGGAGCAATGGCGATATCATTGCCCGAAAAGAATACAACAGGGCAGCAGGTTTTGAACTTCGCCATTGATAACGTCACGGGCATCGCACAGCAGTCTATAGACGCGGCAATTGATGCAGGGAATGCTATTACAGTTACTTATCGCATTTACACGCAGGACGATTTGTACGAGCCGCAAGAGACTCCAATTGTAATGACGTTAGTCGGCGCTACATTTACAAGCAGCACGGTTCAGATTCAGGCGGCGTATTTTGATCTGCTTAATTTTGCATGGCCACGGATTAGATACACGCTCGACTTTGCGCCGGGGCTTGCTTACATATCATGATCAACGATTACATAAAAAACATTAAATGGAAATCAAGCGGCGGCACATATCCTGATTTAAATTGTTGGGGATTGGCTAGACTTGCAAGACATGAACTTTACGGCAAGCCATTATTACCGGCGGTGATTGACATCGACGCACTTGATAAGCAAGGATTAACCGACAATTGCCAAAGCATTGTTAGCCATAATTTAAAGCCAACGGATAAACCGGAGCCTGGCGATCTTGCAACAGTTTGGCGGAATAAACTTTGCCAACATATTGCGCTTGTTGTAGAGATTGACGCACGTTTGGCCATACTGGAAATCGCAGATCACAACGGCGCGAAATGGCAATGGCTAACAGATTGGGCAGCACGTCATACAAGAGTTATTTACTATGCCGATAATTAAACTATTCCCGTCCACGTTACCCGGTCAGCCTGTCGAAATGATTGAGGCAATCGGCACTGTCGGGCAATTATTGGCGGCAAAATATCCGGCGTATAAATCGGGTGAATCACAGCCGTTAATACTGAAAATTGACGGCAAAGAAATACCGTTCAAGGATTGGGACAAAGCCGAAATAACCGATAACACTTGCCTCTATTTTCATCCGCAGGGCGGCAATATTTATATTTTCAAAAACTTTAAGTCAATCATGGATAAGGTTTTTGATTTTGCATTCGGCTGGATGATACCCGACATGCCGAAAGTTGGAATGTCAAGAAGCGGTGCGTCGTTGAGGATAGCAAACGCGACATCGAATCAGCCAAGGCTAGGCGAAGTGATACCCGATCAATCCGGCCTATTCAGACGTGCGCCTGACTTCCTATTGCCGCCTCATAGGTATTTCGTTAACGATAACGAGCAATGGATTAGAATGCTTTTATGCGTTGGTCGAGGCTATTACGATATTGCAGAAAGCGGGATTAAAATTGGCGGCACCGAGATAGCTAACCTTGGCCTTGATGCAAGTTATACAGTCTACGCACCTGGCGCAAGTTTAGCAGGTGACACATCGGCGGAATGGTGGCATACCGTGCCGGAAGTTGGCGGTACATCAAACGGCACAGCGGGATTACATATCAATAATGACGATATAGTTCCGTTTTATACAACCAGCACAAGCTTTATATTCGATGGCTTATCGGTAACCATTCCCGCAGGTGCAGGCGCGTTTCCTGCTGATTGGGTGACAGGGATGATTCTACGCATTAGAACAGTTAGGGATTACACAGTCGAGCTAGGCAGCGGAATTAGGTGCGTAATCAAAGCCGATCTAGATCAGGATTTTAACGAGTTGCAACCATACGTCGGGATGCCAATAACTATTTGGTTTGGGCCAAACGAAGGCGATTATATTATCAATAATTACTCGCCACGTTCGGGCGGTACACAGGCACAAATTCGATTGAACTATCCAAACGGTGATCCTGTTTACGCATTCGAAACTGGCTATCAGAAAATGAGCATATCGCACAGGGATTCGCAATACGAAATCATAACAGCATCAACGAGCGTGATTACTGTTGACCGTGTTTATGATGACTTGACAATTGATTCAGGATGGCCGGGTTTTGATTATTTGGAATCAACACTTTCATGGGTTTCATTAACGCCAACATCCGCAGACTTCCAGCTATGGAAAGGCCCATACGCAGCTTGCCCGGAAGGCGAAACAACAGACACGCTAGAGATAGATATTTTTTTCCCGAACGGAATATACAAAACTAATGACAATGGCGGTATTAACGGGTGGACAGTTAACCTAGAAATACAATACCGTGATATCGCATTAGCTGGCGCGTGGACTTCGGTTTTAAAAACATACAATTATGAATCGGTTGATCAATTGGGATTTACCGAGACGATTAACATAGGTTACGAAATCAGGCCAGAGGTTAGAGTTAGGCGTAACGATGTAGAGCCAACGCAAGGTTACGCAGCACGGGCCGAATGGTTTGCACTGAAATCGAAGCTAACAATACCGTCAAGTTATGCCGGTGTTACAACAATGACTATGGAATTACGTTCAGGCGATAGGCTGGCGGCATTGACTGAGAATCAGATAACAGTTGAATGCACGCGTAAATTGCCCGTGCTATCCGGCGGCGTTTGGTCAGCTAATACCGCCACGCGTAGCATTGCATCCTATGTCGCATACGTGGCCAAGGATATCGGTTATGTTGACGCACAGATTGATCTAGCTGCACTACAAACGCTAGAAACGTTATGGGCAAGCCGTGGCGATTACTACGATTGGGTACACGATGCATCAACTGTGCGCGATACGCTCAACCAAGTATTGCAAGCAGGCTATTCTAGTCTCACAATTGCTGGCGGCAAAGTTACGCCCGTGCGCGATGCGGTAAGAACAACACTAGAGCAAATGTACACGCCGCAAAATATGACCGAGCCAATGCGGCGTACAGTATCAGCAGTCAGGCCGGATGACATAGACGGTGTAGACGTGGATTATATTGACGCGACCACGTGGACACGGCAAACAGTACAATGCCGATTGCCTGGCGATGCAGGTTTGCAGGTTTCGACAGTGACAATTAACGGCGTTACATCGAGAACTAAAGCGTGGCGAATCGGAATGCGGCTACGCAGGCAGGCAAAATACAGGCGTTGGCGCTATGAATTTAGCACTGAGTTGGACGGGCTTGTAAGTAACTATTTGTCTTATTGCTACGTAGCGGATGACGTGCCTGGCTATGCCAAATCGTGCCTTGTGACCGGTGCCGATACCGTATCGGGTGGCGTAATGCTTACCGTAACCGAGCCAATCAGCGACATATCCAGCAATTCGATAGTTTCATTACGGGACGAAGATGGTACAATTGACGGGCCATATATCGCGGAAGCAGGGGCAACAGATTTTCAGGTTAAAGCCGTTGGATTGGCCGTGGCACCGACTATCGACTACGCACAGGAATTGACCCATGCGCTAATAGGTGACAGTACCCGATATGCGTTTGAGGTACTGATAACTGAGATCAAGCCAAACGGATTTGATAGCGTAGATTTAGCAGCGGTGAATTACGATGCACGGGTTTATGATGATGACAATAACGCGCCGTAAGGCAGGTATGATATGACAATTGGCACAGATAATCCGGTACCGTCCGACCATCCGTTAGACTTATTAGCTAACGCTCAAAACTTTGATGACGCGATGAATTCAAGCGCGTCCACGTTTACAGATCGTTTTGGCGTTTCGCGCGTCACGTGGGCAGGCATTACAACGACTGAAAATTTAGGCGATGCAATCGACGCATTGCCGAACGAGCCAACAATATCGAATGCAGATAACCTGATTTTTTCTGATACTTCAACATCTGCAAACGGCGCTAAAAAAATAACATGGGATCAGTTTAAAACGTTATTGATTCAATCGCTTAAGGACATAACCGGCGGTTTTGTCGGAATGACGCTATTTAAAATCAATTTTAAAAACGCGGCCAATACGTTCACGTCATTTTTTACAAACACAAATACAGCAGCGAGAACTTATACCTTTCCTGATGCAAGCCTAACAATAGATGGCTTTTTGGCAGTTGATACCGTGGCCAATGTGTTGGCAAATTATCCTGCGGCATCATGGTCAGGATATAAAGTTAAATTTACTAACGTAAATAATAGCGTTTGGCAATCTGACGGCACAAACTATAAGCCTATGGGTGGACGAATGGTCTGGCCTGGAATAAATACACCTATGGCTATAGCGTGTACATTCACACCAACAAACGGAACTAACGCATTTACCCTTGGTACAGCGGCGAATACTTCCGATTTGATATTAAGCGGTCAGAAGTTTTGGATGTATTTCCCAACTGGAGCAGGACTAACAGCGGGATGGTTTACAGTCACAATGTCTACTACAACAGCAGGTGTTTTATATTCTGCTGATGGTGTTGGCCTTGCTGCACCAACTAACACGCATTCATCAAGCACAGCTTTTACATTCAATAGCGGCGTTGCTGTAACTGGCTCTACTTCTGAAATAACATGCCAGACAATAACAATACCAGGTAATCTTCTTAGCACATTCGGCGAATTCACGGCATATAGTTGGCTTGGCAGGTCAGCAAATGGGGCATCAACAACAACGCATAGAATTAGAGTTGCCGGAACGAGTATAAACCCTCCAACAATGACATCAACAATAACCTCAAATTGGCATCAAGTGATATTCAAAAACTTTGGCGCGACTAATAGGAATTTTAGAAGCCCTTCTGCAAACAGTACATTTACAGCAGTGGCTAATGCGTTAATGGGCGTATCAACATCTCTCGATACGTCAGTGAATTTTGACGTAACTTGGACTATACAGCACACGGCCGCGACAGAGATAGGATGCGTTGTTTTAGGCCGTTTGGAGATTATACTATGATAAAAGAATATCCGATTGCTGAACTTGAGAAGGCGTTAGCGACTAAAGCGCCGCGTCATGTTTGGATAAATGGCGAAGTTGTCATTGTTTACACAGGCGCGGATATACCACCAGCACCAGTCGAAGAAGGATGATAACCATGGCCGAGGAGAGTTTGCTTTTACAGCTATTGCATGAAGTGAGAGATGAACAGAAGCGAATGGCAGATCAATTGGATAACATTGAACTGCGAGCAAGCGCTCTGGAATCTACTATAAAGCAGCATGAAAACGAATGCGAGACGGTAAGGGCTTTTGTATTGACGGCATTTCCATCTGGCGATTTAAATGGCCATGCGCGATATCACCAAGGCGTTATTGACTGGATGGAGAAGCGTAATCGTTTGATTGGCGAGTGTCTTATCAATGCGGCAAAGGCAGGCTTTTTAGTCTCGACAGGCTGGATAATTTACGCGATATACAACGCCATTAAAATGGAGTTTATGAAGTGAAATCTGACCAAATGGCAGTAATAGCAATGCTTGCCATCTTGGTAGTCGTTTTGTCGATTACGATTGCTTGTATAGTGGGTGGATTGCCGTGAAGCTAACGCCGAACATTAGCCAAGAAGAAATGTATTGCAAATGTAAGTATCCTGACTGCGATATGAAAAAACCTTTAGCTGTGCATAAGGCGCTTGCCGAGGTGGTGCAAAAATGTGTTGATCATTTTTCAGCAGTGACAAAACAGAAGTGCCGTGTTGCCGTCAATTGCGTCAACAGGTGCAAAAAACATAATAAAGATGTAGGCGGCGAAGATAATTCGACCCATCTTATTGCATTAGCCATGGATCATACGATTTACATTGACGGAAAAGGCCGGATAGAGCCAAGACTCGTTGCAGACTATTACGAAAAATTATACCCGAATTCATGCGGCATAGGACGTTACAACACGTTCACGCATTTTGACATTAGAGAGAAAAAAGCGAGGTGGGGCAAATAACATAAAAAAACCGCAATTAAGCGGTCTTTTTGCCCAAAGCCTGAAACAAGGCAGCGGGGGAGTTGTGGTTAAATAATAACATATTACCGGAAGGTGTTGTATGTCTGACAGCAAAAACATTTTATCAAGTAAAGTAGTACAATCAGCAGCACCAGTCGCCGCACTGAATGCCGTGGTACTGATACAACACATACTAACAGGCGGCTCATTGCTTGCGCTTGACCCTGCTATCATAGTCAATGGCCTTAGCTTTATCGGCAGCGCGGCGGCTATTGCATTCCGGTATTTTAGCGATGGTAAAAAGCTTAGAATTAAAACACGCTCTTAAGCCATCTCACGACAGCCCGCCAGGTACTCCCGACGCAGTGTTGCCACTGGTTGCGCGGACCACAAACTTAAGTTTAGCCATCACGTTAGACGGCTTTTTGGTTACCACACGTTCCAGCACTTTCGGCAATATCACCGATTCATTCCTGATGATATCCGCACGGGCTAGTTCGGTTTCTGAAACTGATTTCATACGCCACAATATCCAGAATCGCAAAACATATCCGTTATGTTTGGGTTAAAATTATCACGCGATGCCCATTCGATAACTTGTCGAATACCAGTCGCGCCGTTCTTTTTGGCGGGTCTAAACATCGTGCGCGGCTTGCCTTCTTTTGTAAAACCCATTTCTATTTCAAGCGATTCTATTAACGCGATTCTGCTTTCATCAAGCATCCGCAAATCAGAGATGTTTGCATCAACGCACGGATAACATTCCATGCTGCGATGAGGCAATATATCAAAACCTGATTTTAGAATGTACTCGTTTCTGTCTTTTTCAGTGAATCGAACCATTGGCGCATATAATGAACGACCGCCGTGGTTTGGCGATTCTTCAACCCATTCCGGCCAATTGGCGCGATTCTTTGATTCTTCGCGTCTAATGCCGACAAGGCAAGTTGCTTCGGCATTATGGTCAATTGTATTAAGCCATTCCATTGCTGGCTTTATTTTTAATTCAAAACTACAGAAGTGCATTCCGTTAGTTGGCCATGCTTTTTTTCTGAAAATTAAATCGCGCATTCCTTCGCTTTGTATTTCATGAAATTTTCCGCCATGGCTTTCTATGTGTAATTTCCATCTTGCAATTCTTTCTGGCCACCAATCGGCAGCCCATCCTGTATTGGAATAAGCAACGTGCAAATCTGTTAGACCTTTTTCAAGCGCGACTTCAAACAATGCAACGCTATCATTTCCACCACTACCGAAAATTATGTTCATACATTGCCCCACTTCTTATAAAGCCAAGGATTACGATCAACAATCTGTTTGCCATCACGAATAGCCAATTCTTTTACTCGCTCGTTTACAGTCTTTTTCTTGATCACGCGCAGATCAAGATCAACGTAGTCAGGTTGCATCATTTTGGCCTCAGAAAAACTGTAGCCGACACGTTGCAGGAATGCCCTGCGATCAATCACGTTCATTTGTGATCTCATCACAATAGTCGTTGGCCTATATCCGTGCATCGCCATCATTCGAACGGCTGTAGGATATGACATATCCAGAAGCCTGGTTATTTCATAGGCCGTCAAACTGTGATCATGGTACAGCTTGGCATCCTCCTCGGTAATATACCGTGGCTTACGCGTCTTGCCTTGCTCTACGCCAAATACTTTTTCGGGGAATTGCTCCATGTATTCGGTTTTAATCTTGCTGGCATAACCAGCAGTAGTGCCGAGCATATCTGCGATCACCGCGGGTGGATGATATGGAAGTAGTTCGATGATTTTAGCTTTGAGGCTGCTCATTATTATTCCTCAAATATAACTTCAATTCTTGACCCGTCATCATATATAACGTCTCCATCCAAACTGGTTAATTTAATTTCGATTGATTCAACTAAGCTATGCCTCATTGTTCTAATTTCAACATTTCTGAAGCCCACGTATTTACCATCTAGCTTAACTTTTACATTTTTATTTATTACTGAAGCCATAGATCACCTATTTAATTCCTCTATTTTTGAATAAAGCACTTCCGATTTTTTATAGCCCAACTGAGCCGCAAGCAGATCGCTTATCGGCATTTTGCCAGCTAGTATGCGGCTAAATTGTGAATTCTCAATGCCAAAATGATCGGCAGCGTCTTGCTTGAATTCAAACCTGCTGACTTCACGCAGCAAGCGGCGGTGTAGTTGACTGTGTGTGATTCGTGGCATATAGCCTCCTGTTTATTTACCAATAGCCTAGCCTTATATTTTGTTCAATGCAACAAACTATTTGCAAAATAATGCAAATAAATGTTTGACAATACGGATTAGATGGATAATTATTCTAGTACGGATTAACAAACGAGGGTTAGAAAATGGCAGACTTCAGCGTACATCACATTCAAAAAGTGGAGATATTCAGAGAGGTATTCCCGCAGACTGATAATCATAAAGAATTTCACACCATCATCATTAAGGCTATTGATGCTGATGGCAATGAGCATCGTGTTACCTTATATAATTCTGAGAAGATCGAGGTGAGTAGCAATGTTTAATTTCATAATAAAAGCCGTCCACGAAAACGGCACAAAAATAGAAATGGTAACGATTGCTGACAGCTTTACGGCAGCATTCAAAAAAGTGCCTGTTGATAAATGCGTCACGCTGACTGTAGTGAGGTCGCCAATATGCCACTGATTAAATCCTGGTTGATGGCGATAGCGGCTGTATTATTTTACATCGGCATTTATATGTTGGCTGGGGAGATAAATCCATGAGCAGAGACATGAGTTACCAAGATGCTTGCGACGCAGGCTACGATGGGCCATCACCATTCGAAGAATCACGTATGCGTAATCGCATTAGCCGCAATAACAGCTTAGATCATCGTGACCCTGATTATGATGACGAGATGCCGGAGAGTGTTGACGAGTGGTTAAATGGTAGGGAGGAGGAAGAATGAACAAAAGCAGACAAGAGTTTGAGAAATTCATAATTCAACATAAAAACTATGGGCAAAACAAACACTGCCTCGGTTATTCTGATGGCGAATATCATAACGGGCTTATTCAAGCGCTCTACGAAGCATGGCAAGCAGCCGCTAAGTCATCATATATTGCTGGCAGCAATGATTGCCATGATGCGATGATGAAAAGCAAATGAAACTAATAATAATCAAAAATAATTCAAAAAGTTACGACTACAAAGAGGTTAAATTTATGGAACTAATAATGATAATTCTGCGCGCATGGTTCAAGCCTAAAAACCTGAGATGCCATTGGCAAGGTATTGTTCTATCTGTCGCTGTATTTCCATGCTCTGCACTCGCTTGTCAATATCTTCATCGGCAAAGCCTTTGTTTTGAAATTGCTTTCTGGTTTTTATTAGTTCGTCT